CTTCTGATGAAGTTAGTATAACCAAATAAGTATTAAAATCGTAGATGAAATATTGGATTCTTTAGAGGAGGACGAAAAATGATTATACAAAATTTATCAACTAAAGAAATAATAGAGCCTGAGGACAGGCTTACATATGCGCTGAACCGCTGCGGTATTGGGATAATCAATGAAAATTCTCCTGACTTTGACTGGTTTGTTAAGGAGATTATTCCTGAGTTTCTTGATTTGTTTTACAGCGGCAATTATGTTGAGACAGAGGAGCCGACCGATGAGCCGGAGGAAGAACTGCCCTATGGATATTATGACAAACTAGACGAAGAGTACGAGGACAGGCGGTGTGGTTGATTATGAATGCTAATGAATTAATTGAAGTTAAGCAGCTACCCGTAATACACGAGCAATTTAAAAATGTTAAGGATGAAATAAAATGTAAAGTTGACAGCGTACTTTCCTTAGAATGTACGGAGGATACTGTTAAGGAAATTAAAATCTTAAGAAGTGATTTAAATAAATATTTTCAAGAATTTGAAAAGAGAAGAAAGGAAGTAAAGGAAAAGATTTCGGCTCCTTATGAAGTTTTCAATAATTCATATAACACATATATAAAAGAAGTGTTTAAAGAAGCAGACAATGAATTGAAAAAACGTATTGATTTTGTTGAAGAAACAAAAAAGAAGAAAAAGAAAGAAAAGATTGAAAGCTTTTTTGAAGAGTATAAGACAAGTAAGGGAATTGACTTTATTACTTTTAAGGATACCAATATAAACATTACATTAACTGCAAGCGAAAAATCTTTAAAAGAAAATGTTAAATCCTTTGTTGATAGGGTTGTGCAAGACTTACAGCTTATTGAAACGCAAGAACATAAAACGGAAATACTAGTTGAATATAAAGAAACACTAAACGTTTCGTATTCAATTACTACAGTGCTTAATCGGCATAAAAAAATTAAAGCTATTGAAGCTAATGAGAAAGATACTATTAAAGATGATGATTCAAAGCTGCAAGGCGAACATAAGCCTTTGAATCCGCCGGTTGTCAAGGAAGAAAAAATATATCAAACCAGCTTTACTGTTAGGGCAACAATGACGAAAATTAGAGAGTTAAGTGCATTTCTAAAAAATGATAGTGGTTATCAATTATTAAAAAATAGTTAATTTAGGAGGATATTATGAGTAATATATTAGATTTGTTTAGAGATGATTTATCAAAAGTAAACTTTGATATTTCGGGCACAAGGTGTATGTATGAGAAAATAAAAAGAATGCAGCAGAGTGTAGGAGGAACACCTCATATAACTGCAAAAGTCGGTACGGGCGGAGTTAATATGTTCATTCTATCGAACGGAAACAAAGACGTTACTGTGGAAAAATTTTCGGGAGTAATAATTGGGAACCACAAGTGTAACGCGTGGTTCCCAAAGGGAGAATTAAATTCCAGTCCGATTTGTTCAAGCAATGACGGAATTATTGGGATTAATAGGCAGACAGGAGAGTACCTTAATTGTATGACATGTCCGAATAATGAATTCGGAAGCGATGGAAACGGTAAATTATGTAAAAACATGCACAAGTTATACATATTAGCCGAAAATTGTGCAGTGCCTATAACGTTGTCATTGCCTCCAACTAGTTTAGAAAATTGGCGTAATTATGTGCTGTCGGGTGTGGCAGTTGCAGAAAAAGAAATTAGTGAGGTAGTAACGGAATTCTCTTTGTCAGGAGAGACTTCTCAAACTGGCAATAAGTATTCAGTGCTTAATTTTAAAATGACCGGATATGTCAATGATGACGTGAATAAGTTTTGTTCCGGTATGTCGGAATTGATTCAAACATATCCACAAAATGTTTTACCGGAAGATTATAACAGAGAACCTCAAACTATTGAACAAGCCCAGGATTTTGACAGTTCAGAAGTAAAAGAGAAAATCAATAATATAGCAGCTGAGGAAATAGAAAGTAAAGTGATTGAGCCTGAGATAGAAGAAATTGACATAGAAACATTATGATAAATTATGAAATTATAAGTACAGGTTCTAAAGGGAATGCGGTTGTCCTTGATAACCGCATTTTAATAGATTGCGGCGTAACGTTTAAAAAACTAATGGCAGTATATAGAGATATTGATATAGTGCTTTTGACACATATACACAGCGACCATTTTAAGCATGCAACAATACGTATGTTAGCGTATGAGCGTCCAATGTTAAGGTTCGCATGCGGGGAATGGCTTTATGACGAATTAAAACGCTGCGGTGCTAACAGTAAAAATATTGATGTACTCAATATAGGTGAAAAATATGACTATGGCTATTTTGAGATTATACCTGTAAAACTATATCATAATGTGCCTAATTGCGGATTTAAGATAAAATTATTAGGACAAAAGGTTTTTTATGCAACAGACACAATGACTTTTCAAGGCGTTAGCGCTAAAAATTATGATTTATATATGATAGAAGCAAATTATGACCCGATAAAGATACAGGAAACTATATATGAAAAACGTAAGGCAGGAAAATATCCATATGAACTTGATGTATTAAAAAATCATATGAGTATAACCGACAGCCAAAAGTTTTATGAAACAATGAAAGGTGAAAATAGCAGCGTAGTATATTTACATGGTCATGATTACGGGGTTGAAAAGTGATGTATATGGAAGACAGTAGGTTCGTGGGTAAGATTAATTTGCTTGAAAACAGTTTAGAATTTATCCCGGATGAAGATATGAATAAGATAGTCCGAGTGTTGGAACAACGAGAGGTGTTTGGAGCAGAGTTAAGGTTAAATGATGGGCGAAAAATATCGGCTAAACAGAGGAAAAAAATATTTTCTATAATTGCCGATATATCTGCTTGGAATGGAGATATACCGGAATATATAAGAAAAGTATTAACATGGTATTTTAGATGTGAGGCGGATATAGAAGATTTTAGCCTTTCGAATGTTGATATGACAACGGCAAAAGAATTTATATCATATTTGATAAATTTTTGTTTTGCGAATGATGTGCCGACCCGTGATACACTTTTGCACAACTGTGAGGATATATATAAGTATTTATATATGTGCTTAGAACATAGAAAGTGTGCTATATGTAATGCTCCGGCAGAGATTCATCATGTTGACAGAATAGGCATGGGGCGCAATAGAAATAAAATAAACCACTTAGGATTAAGAGCAATTGCCTTATGTAGAAAACACCACGATGAAACAGAAATAAGAGAACGAGAACTTTTTGAAGAAAACCATATATACGGTATTAAGCTGGATAAATATTTATGCAAGGTTTTAAAACTAAATTATAAGGAGAAGTAAAAATGAATGATACGACTGAGAAGAAAGATAAAATTATAATTGAAAGTGACCTGTTTATGGACTTGAGAGCGGCATTTAACAGAGTGCTGGACAGAACATTACATAACATGAAAAGCAAGGACAGCGATACTGCAGAAGTGACAATAAAACTTAATGTTAAATTTAAAGACGAGTATCAGGACGGAGACGAAAGTGTTGTCACACCTGAATTTTCTCACAAGGTGACTTCCATATCAAAGTTTAAAGACGAAGAAAGCGGACGAGATAGTGGAGAATATGCGATTATATTTGATGATGAAACTGGAGTACCAATTTTAAGACGAATAAATGATAATCAGATAAGTATTGATGATGAATTACAAGATGAGTTAAAAGAAGATGAATCATTAATGATTGGTGAGAAAGAGTATCCGGCACTTGAATCAAGCGATATGAAAGAGGAGAATGAACCGGACGAATCGGATGTAATAGACATAGACTATCAAGACGTAGAGGATTAAGAGAGACAACTGTCAATGCAGGGTAATTTATATTCTGCATTGATAAAAGGAACCGAGGTGAAATAATTGGCAAGACCGATTAAGACAGGCACCGATTACTTTCCTTTAGACGTTGAATTAGATATAAAAATGGATTTCGTAGAAAGCCGTTATGGTAATGATGGCTTTTCGACCATTATAAAACTTTGGCAAAAAATATATGCGGAGAATGGGTACTATTGTAAATGGGATAATGATATAGCTGTACTGTTTGCCTTTAAAAAAGCAAACAACATAGATATAGATAAACTTGATGGCATTATAAAGCTGGCGCTTGAAAAAGAGCTGTTTGATAAAAATATCTATGAAAAATATGGCGTATTAACATCGGCCGGAATACAAAAAAGATATTTACTAATAACCGAACGTAGAAAAAAAGTGGTTATCAATGGTGACTATCTTTTAATTGACATACCTACTAATTCTATTAACGTAGACATTAACTTCATTAATGTAGACATTAATTCTAAAAATGTAGACATTAATACACAAAGTAAAGTAAAGGAAAGTAAAGGAAAGGAAAGTAAAGTAAATAAAATTAAAGAAAAGAATATAGAGCCTGCGGCTCGAAAACCTATACGTCATAAATATGGAGCATATAATAATGTTTTATTAAATGATGAAGAACTTGAGAAATTAAAAGCAGAGTTTCCAAATGATTGGAAAGAACGTATAGAAAAAGTTAGTGAATACTGTGCGAGTACGGGAAAGGCATATAAGAATTATTTGGCGACAATTCGCAACTGGGCTAAACGAGATAAACAGAAATGTGAAAAGTCTGCCAGCGTAGCTAAAAGCAAATTCAATAATTATACAGACACCAACAAGACTAATTATGAGGAAATAGAAAAGAAATTATATGATAACATGTTAGGGGAATATTGATGATAAAATTTACGATAAGCGGCAGGCTGCCGAGCCTTAATGATTATATCAACGTATGCAGGCACAACAAATATAAGGCGGCGGCATTTAAGAAGCGGATTGACACTCAGATAATTTCTGAGATACGAAAACAGCGGATAGGTAAAGCAAAAACGCCGGTATACATAGAATTTTTATGGATTGAAAAGGACAGAAGGAGAGACCTTGACAATATATACTCCGGTAAAAAGTATATACTGGACGCATTGCAGACCGCCGGAGTTATACCAAACGACAGTCAGAAGTACGTTATAGGTTTGGTGGATATGGTTGCTTTTGACAAAGCAAACCCCAGGGTAGAGGTTACGATTTGCGAAGAATAATAAAAAGGAGAATAAAAAATGATAGATTTAAAAGGCAAAAAAGTAATAGCAAGAGGAATTAATTCAGGAGTATTTTTTGGAACATTGGTAGACAAAAATGGACAAGAAGTAGAATTAAAAGAATGTCGTAATATATGGAATTGGACGGGGGCTACTAACCTAAATGAAATGGCAAAATCCGGGATAAAAGATATAGAAAACAGTAAAATATCCGTAAAAGTTGATAGTCTAATATTAACAGATATTTGTGAAATTATCCCTTGCACGGAAAAATCTATTAAGATTATAGAAGGTGCGCCAGAATGGAAATGTTAAGTGACAAAATTAAGATATTCATAAATGATTTAGACTGTGATTTTAGTATTGGCCATGATTATGGCAACGGAAACGGAAACGGAAACGGTTGTGGTAATGGTCATGGCAACAGCAACGGAATCGGAAACGGAATCGGTTGTGGCAGTGGCGATGGTTATGGCAGTGGAAACGGTATTGGCAACGGAAACGGCTATGGCAGTGGCGATTGCTGTAACAATGGTCATGGTGATGGCAAGGGATATGGACAGGGCTATGGCTGTTATTATGTCAAAGGCATTAAAACTATAAACGGACATGACCTGCATATTATAGATAACACTCTAACAATGATTACCAAAGTCAGAAATAATATAGCCAAAGGATTCATAGTTACTAGAGAACTACAATTAAGACCGTGCTACATAGCCAAAGGAGAAGGCTATTTTGCACACGGTGGCACGTTAAGAAAAGCGTGTGAAGAATTAGAATATAAAATAATATGTAATTTAGATACAGATGATAAAATAAATCTTTTTAAAGAAAAATTTAAATTAAATATTAAATATCCCGTAAAAGATTTTTACGAATGGCACCATAAACTAACAGGTAGTTGTGCTATGGGACGGGATAATTTTGCAGAATATAACAACATTGATGTTAAAAACGACAAAATGACGGTGCAAGAATTTATAAAGTTAACCCAAAATAGTTTTGGGGGAGACGTAATAAAACAGCTTGCAAAGGAGATGAAAGTTAAAATTGAAAACTAAATGCACTAAGCCGCCGAAAGTGCCGAGCCCTACGTTGTGCGGCAAGGCACCTGACGGGATAGATTGTTTTGTTTGTAAGTGGTATGCAAAAAATGGGATTGAAAAGGAGGATACAAAAGATGATAAGTGATAAAATAGCTGATTTTTTATCATACATAGAAGAGCAATGCCAAATGTATGATATTGCCAAAGATATGTTAAAAGAATGCGATGAAGCTACGCAAGATATATTACATAACATGGAAATAGACCCGGTTAAATATAAAGAGCGTGCGAGACTAGCTACTAAATTACAATCTGTACGCCGCCAAAGAAGAACCGCGAAGGATATGACAGAAACAACAAAAATAATATCAATATGGGTAAAAGATAATAAATCAATTATAGGGTCATTACAACGATTATTAGGAGATATAAGGAAAGCAGAGAAAAAACAGCAAAATAGAACCTATATACCCAGGACGAATGTTATAGAGGAGATAAGGAGAATATGAAAATGAACAAAAAAATTATAGGGATAGTAATATCAATAGTCTTAGTTATGTTAATTGCAGGGTGCACAGAAGCATCACGTGTGTCCTACAATTTGTCGCAACAAGCCGACAATTTTAACGATGTGCGCCAACTTACAGTTATTAACTGCATTCAAGGCGATGTATTGTTCCAAATGACGGGCAAAATGTCGATTAAAGCGGATATAACTGACAATCAACTTGAAGTTGTTGTTGAAGAAAATGGAGAGTATAAAAAGCATTTCATTGGACTTAGCGACAATGTAACATATGTCGTAGAGGATATAACCTCCGGTGATGTAGATAAGTATAAATATACACTTAATTTTAACCCTAAGATGTGGATTCCAATAGGTGTAGATTCTATTGATTGATACAGACAGTAAATAGGAGAATAGATATGGAAGCAATACTGAATATATTAACAACAGAAGATATGACAGAGTTAAGACAAGGTATTAAGAATTTAATTTTAAACGCTGTAGAAAGCGACCTTAATATGCGAGATGAATATATAGTATCACCTAATTTTGTCATTGATATAGTAGATGATGTTGTTGAATATATGCGACCTAAACTTGAAAGAAAAGCAGAAAAGGTAATGACTAAAAGAATAAATGATTATTTAAATGCAATACAGCAGACAAAGGAGAATGAAAAATAATGTTACATGCAGTAAAAATCGAACCGGAATATTTTAATAAAATAATAGAAGGTAAAAAAACATATGAAATTAGAAAAAATGACATGGATTATGTAGCCGGAGATTGCATTGCACTAAATGAATATAAGCGTGGAGAATATACAGGACGTTTTATATTAACTGGCATTGTTAGTATTGATGAATATCCTCTATACTTAGATACAGGATATGTTATTTTACAATTAAGCCCGTTAGGACTTGAAGATAACATAAATCATTTCGAAAGTTATGTAAATCCAGAAAGATTTAAGGGGGAAA